GTCCTTGTCCATCACGGAAATCAAGGTGTTGGCTTCATCGTACAGTTCAAAAGTACCGCTGGAATTGCCGACACCACCCAATCTCAGGACACCGCCCTTGATAAGGGATGCCGTCATGTTGATGACATTGATGTTCTGCATATTCAATGTGCCGTCCAGAGTCCAAGCGGAAGTGAATGTGCCGTTGATGCCTGTGTTGCTGAAGCCGATGCCACCGCTGGAGATCCGCATCACATTCTTTGCGTTCTCTTTGGGCAGAGCATCCACCACAAGGATTTGACTTCCTTCGTTGATGACATAGGAATTGCCAAGCACACCGCTGATTTTGGCGGTGGCTTGGTCAAGTTCCGTTTTCAAAGATGTCTGTACTTCCTTCACAACGGTGTCAGTATGTTTGTTTGCATCCGCTGTGATGCTCTGTGACAGATTTTTCAGTTCACTCTTGAAGTTGCCGAATTCAATCTTGGTGTATTTCTTCCTGATGGCATCATATTTGACAGAAATCACTTCCGTCAGGATGTTCACCTTGCACTTGGGATGCTTGACATGGATGGTGTCACCCACATCACTCACATTGTCGATGTTTGCCGACACGGAATAGTTGACCTTCGGCAATTTGTTGGCTTCAACATAGGCTTCAGCCTGTGCCTTCAGCCACATCTTGATAGCTGCGTGAAATTCCTCGGTGCTTGCAAACTCTTCAGCATTGAAACCATGCTCAAACTGGATCACTTTGGTGTATGGCACATCATACAGTTGCTCATCAAGGCTCACATAGGTTTCGTCAAGCATGATGGCAGATTCGCCATCCGTGGTATAGGGAAGAACCTTGGTGCATACACCGTCCCAATCTTCCTTGACCTGAATGCTGGTGATGTTTTTGCCTACCGCAAGCACAACACCCCTGTCCTCGCCACACCTTTCCTTGATGCCAAGAGTCCAGTTGTCACGAAACCAATGTCCAGAATATTTATCCTCGCTCAAAAGCCACTCATAGACCTCATACAAGGTCTTGCGGATGGCTCTTGTGGAGCAAACGAAGTTGATGTCACTCAATGTGGTAAATGGGGATGGCACATCCGTGCTGTTGTTGAAGTGTGCAAGGGCATCGTTGCAGTTTTTATCTACCGCATAGGCATCTTTGATGATGTAATTCTTTGAATCGTAGGACAGATGCCATGCCTTGACAGAAACCTTCCTGTTTTTGACCGTGGGATTGCTCATGCGAAAACCCTGAACACCCCACGGTGTTGGAATTCGCACAATCAATCCGTTCTGGTAGTAGTCAAGGTGTTCGGTGGTGTCCTCAAGTTCCACATAGTAGTCACCATTGTCTTTTTTTGTGATGTCCGCTGACAATGGGTGAAGGATCTTCAAGCCGTTGTGGTTGAACAACCGCTCGTTGCTTTCGTAGACCTTAATCATTTACAACCACCTACTTCTTGGTAAGATTTCAATGCTCTCCACATATCCAGACCACTCGATTTTGTTCGTGCCAGCCAGCAGAACAGGGAATTCTCCGTTCATGTTGCGGTTCTTCAGCACTTCGCCAAGGTATGCATCCTGTTTTTCGCTGTCAATGACCACTTCGGTTTCCCCTTCAGGGAAGGTATAGTCAAAAATATGGATGCCGTTGACGGAAATGCCAACCGTGCCATTGCCGTGAAGCACCATAATCGGCTTGCTGTTCTCAAGACCTTCGTTGAATACCTCAAAAGGCTTGAAATACTCCACCTTCATGTTGGCATTTGCATCGTTCAGCACAGTTGTATTTGGCTCGTTGGTGTGCATATTGGCATATGCTTCCAATTCCTCTGCCGACAGGGCGGTTTCAATGGGAGTTGCAAGGACATATAGCAATTCAACTGGTGTTCCATTTTCTGCTTCTTCTGCCAAAAAGGAAACCCAATCCTCTACCGTTGTGTGTTGCTCGACATCACCCTCAAAATAAATCTGCTTTCCGCTTTCTACCATGCGGATATATGGATTGAATGCTACATTATACCATTTCATTACCTGAAAATGAGTACACAGACCCTCAACCCACTTGCTTTCGAATGGGAGTATGGTGGTTACTTGAAATATTGTATCAATCTCCGTCTTTCTCCAACTCTCTACCGTGTTTAATGCAAGTTTATGAACCCTCTGCACATACACACCTCTTGCAAGGTCAATCTCGTCACAGATCCACCGCTGACCGTTTGGATCGGTATAGTTACCACCAGATGTCACAGGAATACCACACAAGCCGTTAGGTGTTGCGGTGGTCATTGCCTGATCCTCGTAAGGCTCATAGGTGGCATCATCAATAGACGAATGCCTAATCATCGGTTTAATCGTTGCGTTGTTGTATGTGCCAGCTATAACAACCAAATCAAACGGTCTGCTACTTGCTGTGTTTGTAAAAATGATGTCTTTACCACCCCAATAGACATTTGATTGTCCGTCTACAACAGAAATAATATAAGACGAATTTATCTCTTTGCTCGTTACACCGCCAGACATTGTAAATGTGCCAGTATGCGTAAAGTAACCAAGTCGCATGGAAGAATTCTCAGTGCAAATTCCGTTAAGTGTAATGGTTTTGTCATCATTTATAGTTACCGTGCATCCGTTTAGTGTGACTGTTTGTGCCGTAATCGGCAATAAGTTCTTCCTAGTTGCTGACACACCAAGGTTTCCACCCTCTCCTACACTAACTAAATCAATCGGTGCAGAAGGAGTTGGAATTCCGTCCTGTGTGGTCTTGCCGTAGATGCTGAAGGCTTTCAGGTTAGCATTCGCACCATCTGTCACAACAATGCTTGTTCCGCTTGCTGTGACGGTCTGTGGCTCTTTGTAGGCTTCAAGGTATTTGTGCTTGAACGGTTGGATGTTAAACTTGACAACGGCTTGCCTGAACCGCAGAAGGCGGTTGTAGTCTATCTGTCCAATGATTTTGCCTTGATACACCTTTTCAGGCTCGTTGCTGAATACAATCTCGCCCTCGCCTGTGAAGTATTTGATGACATGATTGATGTCAAAGTTGCCACGCAAGCCAATGGTGATGGATTTCGTATAGGAAGAATACCCTAAATCATCATAGGTGCTACCATCTCTGCCATCAACCGTGGTTTCCTTTACTCGCAAAGGCGGTTTGGAAATGGGTGGAAGGTCGCAAATGAGCAGACCTTCAATTCTTGTACTAGGTATTCCTTTCCAAATAATCGTGTTCATTATGCGAACACCACCCTTTCCACAGTATCGGTGACAAAGCCACCCATTTCACGGTCATCCATGTACACCTTGACCTCGGTCAATGCCTGTTTGAATGCAGAAACCATCATGTCATAGGTGGACATCTGCGTGTTGCCAGTTGCCATGTTCATGTTGGTGCTGATGTCTGTATCAAATTCGGTAGGGATCGCATCACCCATCTCCTTTGACACATCCGTCATGGTGTCGGCAAAGCCTTCACCAATACCCAAAGCAAGGTTTGTGCCGATTTCAGCCTTGAACAATTTGGAAGGTGATGCAATACCGAACAGATTCTTCAGGAATTGTGTCACATTACCAACCCATTGCTTGATTTTGTTTTTGATCCACTCCATAGATCCACTCAAGCCAGACCAGATGCCTTCCACCAAATTTCTGCCGACACTAGCCATGTTACCGAAGTATTCCTTGAAACCATTGACCAGAGATGTGATAATCTGGGGAATCTTCGAAATCAGCTGCGGAATGGCTTTGATAAGTCCACCAGCCAACTGAATCAGCAATTCAAGACCCATTTGTACAATTTTCGGCAAATTATTGGTGATTGCAGAAATCAATTTGTCGATGATTACAGGCACTTTGTCTATCAAATCAGGCAAGGCTTCAAGCAAGCCATCTGCCAGAGCCATGATAATGTTGATAGCTGCATCGATAATCAAGTCAAGGTTGTCGAGAAGTGTTTCGCACAATGTGATGACACACTCGATTGCCATGGGAATCAATTCAGGCAACATCTCTGCGATGCCGTTAATCAAAGAAACAAGCATCTGGATGCCCATTTCAAGGATCATCGGCAAATTTTGAAGCACGGTCTGGAGCAAGGTTTGAACCACGGACAAAACCACAGGGATGACAGAACCAAGGTTCTGTGAAATTCCTGTCAGCAAAGAAGAAAGCATCTTTGCACCTTC